GTTGCTCAAGGAGAAGTTGGTTCTGTAACTATAACCATATCAGACACAGGTAATGAATCAGCTAATCCCACAGGAGTTTCTGCGACAGGACAAGTCGGCTCTATTTCTTTTGCACCAAAGTTTGACAGTACATCCGTTACGTTAGACTCAACATCAGATACATTCGACGAAGGATAGAATATGGCAAAACAAACAGTAGGTATTGGTTCATCTGCAAATGACGGAACAGGTGATACCCTTCGCGCAGGCGCAGATAAAATAAATGATAACTTTAACGAAGTGTATGCCGCTCTAGGGAATGGCACTACTCTTACTGATATTATTGATTCAAATGGACTACTGAATGTTAGTTCTGGTGCAAACAAAATTGTTTTCTACTATGCAGCTTTGAGCGATCTTCCAAGTGCATCTACATATCATGGCGCTGTGGCGCATGTTCATGCGACTGGCGGTCTATATTTCGCGCACGGAGGAGTGTGGATTCGACTTAATGATGAGACAACTGGCCCTGTTACTAAGTACACAGCGGGTACAAATGGCTCTTCTGCTTATACATTTACTGGTCCAGGGGCTACGTCTGGTAATAATCCAAACTTTACTTTTTACAAAGGCCATACCTATCTAATTGATAACACGGCTAACGTAGGAAGCCATCCTTTGCAGATTAGAACATCTAATGGTGGATCTGCTTTCACCACAGGTGTTACAGAAAATTATAATTCAACAACAGGATTGACACAATTTATTGTGCCGCATGAGCCAAGTGATACTTCTCTAGTATATCAATGCACTAATCATAGTGCTATGGTAGGAAACATAACAATAGTGTGATGACATGAGCTTTACATTCGATCAATTAAAAACGGCTATTCAAGATTATACAGAAAATGATGAGACAACTTTCGTCAATAATCTCTCTTTATTTATAAGACAGGCTGAAGAAAGAATATTAAAAAGCGTACAACTTAGTTTATTTCGTAAAAATGCTACAGCCTCTACAACGGCTAGTAATAAGTATTTAGCTTGTCCAGGTGATTTTTTAGCTCCATTTTCACTTAGTCTTGCAGGTGCAGATGGAGATAAGTTTTTTATAGATTTCAAAGACCCTAGCTTTTTGCAAACATATACTCCAGATTCCACAACCACGGGATCTCCTAGATATTACGCGGTCTTTGATGTAGATAATTTTATATTGGCTCCAACTCCAAACACTACATTTACCGCAGAACTTCATTATTTTTATCGTCCTGCAAGTCTCACTGCGGGATCAGGTAGCGGAACTACTTGGCTCAGTATAAATGCTGAATTATCATTGCTTTACGGAGCACTTGTTGAGGCTTACATTTTTATGAAGGGCGAACAAGATATGATGGCATACTACGATAAAAGGTTTACAGAATCTTTATCTGGTTTAAAAATGCTTGGAGAAGCGAAAGAAACAACAGATGAATATCGAACAGGAAAAGTAATTAGGGCAAAACAATAATGTTTAAAATTGATGTAAATGTGCCACAGCATGAACAAATTGTGGGTGTGAGGACAACAGAAAACAGGGGATTTAGCCCTGAAGAGTTGGCTGAACAATGTGTAGAAAAGATAGTTTTGGTTTCTGATACGGCTCATCCAAGTATCAGAGATCAAGCTCGTGCTTTTTCAAAGCATGTAGAAAAGCTTGTTGCATATTACATGAGGCAAGCTATTCGCAGTGACCGCACAACTGTGTATAACGCAATTAAAGATGCGGGTCATCCCCAACTGGCTGAACTTATAAGGAGACTTTAATATGGCCTTTTCTGGAAACTTTATGTGTACTTCTTTTAAGCAAGAATTGCTTGTGGGTAGTCACAATTTTACAAACGGAAGTGGTGACACATTTAAATTAGCTTTGTATGATAACAATGCTTCTTTTGATGCCTCTACCACAGCATACACTTCATCTAACGAAGTAAGTAACTCTGGCTCGTATAGCGCGGGTGGAGGGGCGTTAACAAACGTAACACCTACAACTTCTGGAACAACTGCTCTAACAGATTTTGCAGACAAGACGTATACCTCTGCAACAATCACTGCTCGTGGTGCATTGATTTACAACACTACTACAGGTGGCGGATCAGGAACAACGGATACAGTTGTGGTATTAGATTTTGGATCAAACAAATCTTCTACTTCTGGCGATTTTCAGATTGTGTTTCCAACGGCTGACGCAAGTAGCGCGATTATTCGTATCGCGTAAGGCAGTCTTCCCGTGACAAACATCACAGGTTGGGGGCGTGGATCATGGGGCGAGGGCGCTTGGAATGAAGCGGTCCCTGTTCGCGTTGGTCACACTCTCAACGGTTGGGGTGAGTTAACTTGGGGTGAAACCTCTTGGGGTGGTGAGAAATCTACCCTTGCTGCAATGCAAGGTCAGGTTGGCACCGCTGTTGTTCGAGAGGATATATCTACATCTGTCACTGGATTAGGTGCTACCGCGAGTGTTGGTAGCGTTACTGTGCAAGGCAATAACACCGTAAATCCTGCGGGTCTTGCGGCTACAGGGGGTGTTGGGCAAGTCACTCTTGTAACAGAGCAGAATGTCCCGCTTACAGGATTACAAGGCACAGGTTTTGTTGGCACGGCTACAGTTGTTCAAGGTGGTGGTGTTGATGTTATTGTTTCAGGACTGTCGGCTACATCTGCGGTTGGATCTGGCACGAGCATAATAATTGGTGTAAACGTACCGCCCACAGGCATTGCAGCCACAGGTGGTGTAGGCTCTGTCACGATTAGCGAAGGTGCCGGAATTGATGTAACGCCAACGGGTATTGCGGCTACGGGCGGCGTTACTGAACCAACTATAATTGGTACCGCACCAAATGTTGCGGTAACAGGTATCGCAGCTACGGGGACTGTTGGACCTGTTACAGTTTTAACATCACAGGTTGTACCAGTTTCGTCAGATAACTTGATTGCAACAGGTTCTGTAGGTACAGTAACGGTACAGACAATTAGTAAAGCAGAGGTTACTGGTGTTAGCACTAGCGCATTAGTTGGTTCTGTGATAGTTTACGAAACAATAGTTCCTGCACCGGGTACTTCTTGGTCAAATGTGGGTCCAAATCCGGGCAGCACATGGACAGAGGAAACACCAAGTCCGGGGACAACTTGGACAACGATAGGCGAAGCAGCGTAAAGGTAAGGAAATATGGCAACCTATACAACAAACAGCGGCATCAAGAAGATTGCCACGGGTGACGAATCTGGAACATGGGGTACGTCAACCAATACAAACTTCGATATTATTGACCGTGTTGCAGCGGGTGTCGGAGACATTACACTCTCAGGAACAACGCATACACTGACCACATCGGATGGATCTGCATCAGATGGACAGTATCATGTTTTGCTTTTAGGCGGCTCACCTTCTGGGACAAATACCATAACGGTATCTCCCAATGACGCAAAGCGCATGTACTTTGTTAAAAATAACTCAGGTCAGTCTGCTATATTCTCACAAGGAGCAGGTGCAAATGTTACAGTAGCAAACGGCGCATCAGCCATAATTTACTGTGACGGTGCAGGATCTGGCGCAGCGGTTGTTGATATAGGGGCTTCGTTACCTCTATCAGGAGCGTTGCTTGCAGCGAATAACTTATCAGATGTTGCAAATGCAGGGACATCTAGATCAAATTTAGGACTTGCGATAGGCACAAACGTACTGGCTTATGACGCAAATCTACAGGGATTTGTAACGGCTCTTACCCTCCCAACCTCAGATGGGACAAACGGGCAAGCGTTAGTTACAAATGGTAGTGGTACTATCTCTTTCGGTAGTGCAGGAATTGGAACAGGTAAGGCCATCGCAATGGCTATTGTGTTTGGATAAAGGAGGCTAACCGATGGCAGCACCGAACATTGTAAATGTAAGCTCTATACTAGGAAAAACAGACCAGTATGCTCTTACAACGACTTCACAGACTACAATCTTAAACAACGCAGCATCGAGCGATAATGTTCTAAAAGTGAACATGATCCAAGTTGCAAATGTAGATGGCACAAATGCTTGCGACATTACGGTAGACGTACATAGCGCAGCATCAGGTGGCGGCACGGCATTCTCACTGATTGCAACTGCATCTGTAGCGGCTGACACTTCAATGGTGGTGTTGGATAAGAACACAGCGATATACCTTGAAGAGAACATGTCTATTACTGCAACAGCAGGGACTGCTAACGATCTGGAAGTGATCATCAGTTACGAGCAAATAACTGACTAAGGAGAGTTGTTGTGAAGGTAATTGGCAACGTTCAAAAAGATGGTCAGGTCAGAGCTATAGCTTCTGGTGCTTTGACTGATGGTAAAGCTGTCATTGTTAATGCTGATGGGACTGTTAGTGTTGTTAGTGGGTCAAGCGCCTCTTTAGGTTCAGAGGCTGTTTTTGAAAGTGCGGCAGTAAATTATACAAATGCTACTTTTGATAGTAATTCAAATAAAGTAGTTGTTGCTTATAACGATGCAGATAATTCTTTTTCTGGTACAGCGGTTGTTGGAACAGTAAGTGGTTCATCTATTACTTTTGGAACCCCTGTCGTATTTAATTCTGGCGAGTCCGCATGGGTTTCTATCGCTTTTGACAGCAACTCAAATAAGGTTGTAATAGCGTATTCAGACGCAGGTAATTCTCAGTATGGAACCGCAATAGTTGGAACGGTAAGCGGCACAAGTATTAGTTTTGGTAGCGAGGTTGTTTTTAATAGTGCTAGCTCAAGACGGATGGATATGGGTTTTGACACTAATTCTAACAAAATTGTAATAGCGTTTGCTGATGTTCCTGCTGGCGAAGATGGCACGGCAATTGTAGGAACAGTATCGGGAACCTCTATATCTTTTGGCAGTAAACAAGCTTTTCATAGCGATCAAATTGAATATCCTGCGGTTGCTTTTGACAGTAATTCTAACAAAGTAGTCATAGCTTATTCTGCTTATGATGGTGGCGACAAGATGAGCGCAGTTGTAGGCACAGTATCTGGCACAAGTATTTCATTTGGAAGCACTGCTTCAATCCTATCAGGCACTTATGGCATACATAATGGTGCTACTTTTGATAGTAACAGCAACAAAGTGGTAATTACTTTTAGGCATCAAGGCAGTTCTAGTCATGGTACGGCTGTAGTTGGTACGGTTAGTGGAACTGACATAACTTTCGGAAGTGCCGTTGTTTTTAACGCTGCTACTACAAATTATCCTGCACCGCAATTTGATAGCAACTCTAATAAAGTTGTTGTTTCCTATTTAAACTCCGACACAAACGTAGCGAGTATAGTTGCAGGAACAGTAAGTGGAACGTCTATAAGTTTTGGTAGTGCAACTGCTTTTAACACTGGAACAACTAATTACATTAAAAACACTTTTGATAGTAATAGTAATAAAGTAGTCACGGTTTACAGAGATAACGGCAATTCAAATTATGGCACAGCAATCGCTTTTGCTCCAGACTCTACCACCCTCACCTCAGAAAACTTCATAGGCTTTTCAGACGGTGCATTTGCAGACACACAGAGTGCTGTAATAAATACAGCAAACACAATCGACAGAAATCAAACAAGCTTAACAGCGGGGCAGACATACTTTGTTACAACAGCAGGGGCGTTAAGCACAACAGCAGGAAGTCCTTCCGTTACGGCGGGAACTGCTATATCATCCACAGAATTAATAGTGAAAGGTTAGACAATGAAAACTATCGTGGAAACATCAACTAAATTAAGCAAGTATCTCCTTGCAGATGACGTAGTAATCACAGCAACAGCGAATGATATCACAGTAGGAGATCCTGCTCAGTTTATTATAGCTGATCTCAACAGTGGCAACACCACAATTACAGAGAATATAACCAACGCACCAGAAGATTGGACAGGTAACAAGTACAAGTTAGATGGCACAACGTGGTCAGCTAACCCTGATTGGGTAGATCCGACTGAAGAAGAAGAGTAGGACTCCACATGCGTATCATTGGTAACGATCCAAGCGTACCAAGACAGGCACAAGCAATTGCCAGTGGTACGTTGGCGAATGGCAAAACTGTTATTGTAAACAGCAATGGAACGGTAAGTGCTGCTGCAAGTACAGGTTCAGCCGCATCAGTAGGATCAACAACTACTTTTGAGTCAGGTCAAGTTGAACAAATGGGTGGCACTTATGATAGCAATGCTAACAGAGTTGTATTTTGTTATAAAGACGATAGTAACAGTGACTATGGCACAGCCGTAGCAGGTGCTGTAAGTGGTACAAGCATAACATTTGGAACACCTGTTGTTTATTCATCTATAAACACTGATCGTTCAGTAGCTACATTTGATAGCAACGCAAACAAATTTGCTATTTTCTATTATAAAAACAATGTGGATACTACACATGGGATTGTTGGTACGGTAGACTCTTCTGATAACTCCATTTCTTTTGGGTCATCTACACAATTTGATGGAACAAGTGTGAACAGGAACTCCTGCACTTTTGACAGTAGCAACAATAAATGCGTTCATATTTACAATAAGTATACTCCAAGTTCTGGTGCTAGAGATGGTAGGGCTGTTGTCGGAACAATTTCTGGCACGTCAATTAGTTTTGGTAGTTTTACAGATTTTGAGGATGAGACTTTAGAATGCACCGCTTGTACGTTTGACAGCAATTCCAATAAGGTTGTGATTTTCTTTTCAAGAGAAAACAATAATTCAAAGTATGAAGCTATGGTTGGTACTGTTTCTGGTACGTCTATTTCCTTTGGGTCGGCTGTAGAAATTGACGGAACTGTAAGAGGAAACGGAATAAGTGCCACCTTTGATACTACTAGCAATAAAGTTGTTGCAGTTTTTAAAGACTTTTCTGCAAGTAACAAAGGAAAGGCTGTGGTAGGAACTGTAAGCGGCACGAGTATAAGCTTTGGCACACCAGTAATATTTACAAATTCCACAGTCGGTGGAGATGGAGACCAGACAAGTAAAGTGGGGTACGATAGCACCAACAATAAAGTTGGAATTGCTTTTATGGATTCTACTAATGTTGAAGGAAGATTTATTTCAGGAACTGTTAGTGGTACATCTATAACATTTGACAGTGAACAAACTTATACCACAGCAGGCAGACCCGGAGCTATAGCAGGTTGTCTTTATGACGATAACGCAGACAAATTTGTTGTAGGGTATGGGGAAACTACTAGCAGAATTGGTCGTGCTAACGTTATTCAAGTAGACACATTATCTACTAATGTCACCTCAGAGAACTATATAGGTATTTCTCGCAGCGGTGCAGCAGATACAAAAGGGGCTATCATAAATACTCAAGGTGCAATAGCTGACAACCTCTCAGGGCTGACAGCAGGGCAAAGCTACTTTGTTCAGAATGACGGCACACTAAGCACATCGGCAGATAGTCCTAGCGTTTTTGCAGGAACGGCTGTATCGGCAACTAAACTTATCGTGAAAGGGTAACTATGTTAAAACGTATAGGGGCTGAAGAAGGTGGTGAGTTTAAAGCGATAGCCAGTGGCACACTGCCAAGTGGTAGGCCAGTGATTGTTAATGCAGATGGGACTGTTAGTAGTGTAAGCAGTTCAACCGCCTCTGTGGGATCAAGCGTAGTATATTCTTCTACAACTAATACAGGTATTAGTGCTAGTGCTTTTGATTCAAGTAATAATAAAGTTGTTATAACTTATAGAGATAGTAGCAATAACGGAAAGGCTGTTGTTGGTACAGTAAGTGGAAGCTCTATTTCATTTGGAACACCTGTTACATATTACAGTGGTACTGTTAATGATGAACAAGGTATTGTATTTGATACCAATGCTAATAAATTTGTTGTAATTTATTCAAGAGGTGGAACAGGTAAAGCTATTGTAGGTACAGTATCAGGTACAAGTATAAGTTTTGGAAGTGAAGCAGAGTTTGATAACCAACAGGGTACTTACATAGGTATTACTTTTGACAGCACAAACAATAAAGTTGTGGTGGTCTACATAGGAACAAACAACTATGTTGAGACAAAAGTAGGAACCGTAAGCGGTACGTCTATAAGTTTTGGAACTGCGGTAGTTGCTATGTCTTTATCTCCCGATCAAAATGCAATTACTTTTGACAGTAATAGAGGTAAAGTTGTCGTATGTTCAAGAATAAGCACAAAAGGCAGGGCTGCGGTTGGCACTGTATCAGGTACAAGCATAAGTTTTGCCAGTAATGTTATTTTTGCTGATAATCAAACAAAGTATATAGCTCCTACTTTTGACACTACCAACAACAAAGTTGTAATTGCGTTTATAAACGGTAGCTCTACAGATCAAGGACAGGCAGTTGTTGGCGATATTAATAGCAGTGGGGTTATTAGTTTTGGGAGTGCTGTTACATACAACGCTAATATAGAAGAATTTCAAGGAATTGCCTTTGACAGCAATGCTAACAAAGTTATTATTGCATATGACTCTCAAGGCGACACCAAAGGTAAAGTTATAAGCGGCACAGTCAGTGGTACTAGCATAACCTTTGATTCAGAAACAGAATTTGCTTCAGGCGGTGCTGAAGGTGTTTCAGTTGCTTTTGACAGTAATGCAAACAAAAATGTTATTGCTTATAAAGACGCAGGAAATGCTAATCGTGGCACTGGAATTGTTTTTGCCCCCGGCTCTACAAACCTCACCTCAGAAAACTACATTGGTATGTCGAGGGGCGGGGTTTCTCAAGCTCAAACAATTGGATCTTCAGTTACTTTTGAGAGTGCTATCACACAGAACATTGCAAGCATTTTTGACAGTAGTAATAATAAAGTTGTAATAACATATCAAGATGGAGGTAATAGTTCTTACGGCACTGCCGTTGTTGGAGATGTTTCAGGAAGCTCTATCTCTTTCGGCACACCCGTGGTGTTTGAAAGTGCGTCAAATGGTGTTGCTGCACTTACTTTTGATAGCAATAGTAATAAAGTTGTTTTAGCATATCATGATAGCAGCAATTCCGACTACGGAACTTCAAGAGTTGGAACCGTTTCAGGAACATCGATAAGTTTTGGAAGTGCGGCTGTCTACGAAAGTGCTGTTTCATATTATAACGCAATAGATTTTGACAGTAATTTAAACAAGGTTGTCATAGCTTACAGAGATCAAGGAAACAGCAACTATGGCACCGCTGTTGTAGGAACGGTTAGTGGCACATCAATTAGTTTTGGTACACCTGTAGTTTTTAATGCAGGTTCAGTTGAGGACTGTTCAGTAATCTTTGATTCAAGTAATAATAAAACTGTAATACTGTACAAAGACACTGCAAATTCTAACTATGGCACAGCTATTGTAGGGACTGTATCTGGAACAAGCATTAGCTTTGGATCGGAGGTTGCTTTTAACTCCGCTGCTACGACATACCCTATTGGAATATTTGACCCTTCTTCAAGTAAAATAGTTATAGCGTTTCGTGATGAAGGAGACTCAAATAACGGAAAAGTTATGGTAGGCACAGTAAGTGGCACAAGTATAAGTTTTGGTTCAGAAGTTTTATACGCAAGTGGGATTACAGGAAATGGATCAGGTATAGCTTACGATAGTGAAAATAATCAAATTATATTAGTGTATCAAGATGCTACTAATGGCACAGTAAAAACTGGTACAGTAAGCGGTTCTACTGTAACTTTATCATCTGCTGTAGAATTTAATTCTGTTGACAGCAAATTTAATAGGGTGGTTTTTGATTCAAACAGTAAGGTTTCTGTAATTTCATACACAGATGATGATAATTCAAAATATGGAAAAGCTTTAGTTTTTAAACAAGATATAAGAGGTCAGGTAGCAGATGGCGGCAACGCCTCAATGGACATCATAGGATCAGTCAGCACAAACCAAAGTGGCCTTACCGCAGGTCAGCAATACTTTGTACAAACAGATGGAACGATAAGCACAACGGCAGATGACCCAAGTGTACTGGCAGGGACTGCTATCTCTGCAACCGAACTCGTAGTAAAAACATAGGTGATGAATGCCACTAACCAAACTTCAGTTCCGCCCCGGTGTCAATCGAGAGACTACCTCTTACACCAATGAGGGCGGTTGGTTTGACGTAGACAAGGTGCGCTTTCGTTTTGGAATGCCTGAGAAGATTGGTGGTTGGCAGAAATTTACCCCTGCATCTTACTTAGGTACAGCAAGGGCAATGCATCCTTGGGTTGCGTTAGATAATAGCCGACTTATCGGTATAGGCACATCTCTTAAATATTACATAAACCAAGATGGTGGTGCATTTAACGACATAACACCGATTAGAAGCACGACAGCAGCAGGGGATGTAACCTTTGCTGCAACCAACGGATCGTCCGTGATTACAGTAACAGATACAGCGCACGGTGCGGTAGTAAATGATTTTGTAACATTTAGCGGTGCCGCAAGTCTTGGTGGCAATATAACAGCGGCCGTGTTAAATCAAGAGTACAACATTACAGAGATTATAAACGCTAACAGCTACAAGATTTCTGCTCGTGCCGCAGGCACAACTATAGCTAGTATAACTGTAAACGGAGCTTTAACTCCTAGTTTAGTTAACGCAAGTGGATCAGACTCAGGAAACGGTGGTAGTTCTACAGTGGGAACTTATCAGGTAAGTGTTGGGCTAGATACAACTGCAACAGGTGCGGGTTGGGGCGTTGGTACTTGGGGTAGTGATGGTTGGGGTCAAGCCGCTACCACACCGATTGTTACAAATACTTTGCGTATATGGTCACACGATAATTTTGGTGAAGACCTTCTTATAAACGTGCGCAACGGTGGTATATATTATTGGGATAAAACAGGTGGTTTTGCGACTAGAGCCGTAAGTTTAGATTCTCTTGCAGGATCTACAAGCGCACCTACGATTGCCAAACAGATTATGGTGTCAGACAGAGATAGACACATAATTGCCTTTGGTTGTGATACTGAAACAAATCCCGGTGTTCAAGATCCGTTAGTTATACGCTTCTCATCTCAAGAATCTTTAACTGATTGGGCAACAACAACAGAAAATACTGCAGGTGAGTTAAGGCTTGGATCTGGCTCAGAGATTGTAGCAGCGGTTGAAACAAGGCAGCAGATCTTGGTTTACACTGACGAATCGTTATATGCCATGCAGTTCTTGGGTCCACCGTTTACCTTTGGGGTCAACCTTGTGTCAGAAAATATTACAACTATGGGGCCGCTTTCCGCAGTTGCCGTAGAAGACAATGTGTTTTGGATGGGGCTGAAAGAGTTTTATGTATACGGTGGTACAGTACAAAGACTGCCTTGTTCTGTAAGAGACTTTGTATTTGATGATTTTAATCTTTTACAACGTGAAAAAATTATAGCAGCTACAAATACTGCCTTTTCTGAAATATGGTGGTTTTATCCTTCCGCAGATAGTGACAATAATGATAGATACGTAGTTTATAATTATGAACAGAAGGTTTGGTATTATGGTTCACTTGCAAGAAGCTTTTGGATGGATCGCGGTATCTTTGATAACCCTATTGCAGCAGGGCCAAACAACTATCTCTACACTCAAGAATCTGGATTTGATGATGATGGGTCAGCACTTACTGCTTATATTGAATCAAGCCAACTTGACATAGGAGATGGGGAACAATTTGCGTTTATTCGCAGAATGATTCCAGATTTAACATTTAGAGGTTCCACCGCAGGCAGTCCTTCTGCAAATATAACTATTAAAACAAGAAATTTTCCGGGCGGTAATTATCTACAATCAACATCAAGTGCTATCACCAAGTCTGCATCTGTGCCTGTAGAGCAGTTTACGGATCAGGTTCATTTGCGTCTACGAGGCAGAAGTTTTGCAGTAAGGATTGAGTCAACAGCGACAGGTGTTGGGTGGCGGCTTGGCTCTCCACGGTTGGACATACGGCCCGATGGGAGAAGATAGTGTCAAGAAACCTGATCTTACCGTTTTTTGCTGTACCTCCGACACAGTACGATCAACAATACTTCGCAAACCTCACGCGAAGTTTTGCCATATATATGGAGCAACAACAAAACCCCGGCGAAGAAAGAGCAACAAAACTTACTTTAACTGATCTACAAACAGATGATTCTGGACTTGAAGTTGGAGCTTTGTTTCAGCAAGATGGATTTGTAAAAATAACCCGAACAAATGTTCCCCATGTTCGTGGTTCTAGTGCAACAGGATCTGTGGGGACAGTAACGGTGACAACAACATGAGTGATGATACTATTCTTATCATGTCTAATGGCTCAAAATGGAAGCCATCGACAAGCCAAGACTTAATTCACTGTGCTTCTTGTGATAATGCGGTTGATACTCCCGAAGAAATTGCATCATATCCAGACGGTAATTGCCCTCAATGTGGTAACACTTGGACAGGATCTGAATCAAAAGGAGTTCGTATTTTCGCAACTGCACCAGAGGCTATATCAGGAGAAGCCTGATATGGACCCTGTATCTTGCGTTGCTTTAGCGACAGGGGCGTATAAAACGCTGAAGGCTGCAATAAGCACAGGCAAAGATTTACAAGACATGACAGGAACTTTGAGTCAGTGGGGCAAAGCTTTTTCTGACTTTAGTAACTTAGAAGAAAGAGAAAAAAACCCTCCCTTTTGGAAAAAAACATTTAAAGGATCTGACGAAGAAACTGCTTTAGAAATATTTGCAAACAAAAAGAAAATGGAACAGATGAGAGCCGAGATCAAAGATCACATTTCTTGGAATTACGGACCGAGTGCTTGGAAAGAAGTCCTGCAAATAGAGGCAGATATGCGTCGAAAAAGAAAACAAGAGCTATACCGAAAGCAAGAACAGATAGATGCGATGATAAATTTTGCCATAGGAGCCACAATATTCGTAGTGAGTGGGGGTATCTTGTTTGTTATCTTTTACTATTTAGGCAAATGGCAAGGTAGGTGGTAGATGTGGGTGTTGCTCTGGTTGCAGGTCATTAGCGGTAATTTTGACCACTACCACGTAGGTAGTTACTCTAGTGAGGAAGCCTGTAAAGCTTCTCAGAAAGAAGCAAAAGTGCTTGTTACAAATCAAAATTCAAAGGTTGTATGTATTAAAATAGAACGTTGATACTCAAGGAATGGCGCAATAAATATATTATTTATGACAAAAATGGAAAAGTGGTTATAATAAGCCGTGATAAACGGGTTGCTATGGCATACGCGAGGTCAAAGAAATGACAGAATTTGAAAAAGCAGATTTAAACAATAATGGTGTCATAGAAAAGGTTGAGTGGAACAGGCTTGCTTTAGAAGATCGTAGGCTTGAAATGGTTGACCGTGACCTCAAACGCAATGCAGAGCGCAGGTTCACAGGCTTTGCTTTGGCAGGCATGTTGATTTATCCATTTATTATATTACTTGCATCTGTGCTTGGATTTGACAAAGCAGCGAGTTTAATTACAGATATTGCAAGTGTTTATGTTATTGCAGCTAGTGGCGTTGTGGCTGCTTTTATGGGATTTAACGCTTACAGTGCAAAAACTGAAAGTAAGAAAACAAGCATTCAGATGGAGGGAGACTGATGCTAGATTTAATAGGAAAACTGGTTGATCCGGTAAGTAATATCCTTGACAAGGTAATAGAAGACAAAGATCAAAAAGCTAGATTAGCTCACGAAATTGCAACAATGGCTGAGAAAAACTCTCAAGCCCTTATGATGCAACAATTAAAAATTTTGCAAGCTGATGCTCAAGGAAACTGGTTTCAGGCGTCGTGGCGACCCCTAATTGGATGGATCGCAGGCATATCGCTCGGTATAAATTACATGATCGCCCCAATTGCACTAGGGTTTGGCTTTGAAATACCACAAGCGGATATGTCAGTGATGATGCCTTTATTGCTTGGTATGCTTGGGATCGGAGGAATGAGATCATTTGATAAGTTGAAGAAAACGGACAGTAAAAAATGAGTGATCTAAAAATACCAGTTGCCTTAGTTTTTGCTATGGCGGTGCAATTAGTTGGTTTAGTGTGGTACATAAGCAACATCGTGCATGATATTGAACATCTTCAAGGCCAAATGTCGGCACAGGAGGACATTATTGAGCTTTTGAATGCCGATGTAAACGATCTTTGGGCTTTTTGCACGTTTACTGAGAATAAATGGGCTGAAAGTTACACGTCGGACATGGTATATGAGCGTGTCTGCGGGTCAAAGGAGTTTGTTAATGAGTGAAGCACTTAAAACATTACAAGAAAAGATAGGTTCAAACCCGGATGGTGCGTTTGGACCCAACACAGCAAAAGCTATTTGTAATCATTATGCATTGAACCCAGAGCGCGGCGCTCATTTTTTGGGTCAGTTGGTGCATGAAAGCGGTACGTTTCGTTATGTTGAAGAAAACCTTAATTATTCTAAAGAATCCATTTTAAAAGTTTTTGGAAAATATTTTTCAACTGAGGGTGAGGCAGAAAGTTGTGCTCGTAACCCACAAGCACTGGCTGACCGTGTATACGGAGACAGAATGGGTAATGATGGACAAGGCTACCTGTGGCGAGGGCGTGGATTTTTACAATGCACTGGCAAAAATAACTATTCTCAGTTTTCGGCTGACATGAATTTACCTGAAGTAATGGAAGATCCTAATCTTGTTGCCACAAAATACCCTATGGAATCAGCTATTTGGTTTTTTCGTAGAAACAAGTTATGGGACATTTGCGATGAGGGCGTCAATGACGATACAATCAAAACGATTACCAAAAGGGTAAATGGTGGTTACAATGGATTGAAACACCGAAGAGAAGAAACTAAGAAGATTTATGAGTGGCTAAGATAATTTACGAGTGACACTTTGAAATTAGGAAATAGTATGTTAAAAAGCACATATGATACTCGGAGCGCCTAATGTTAGATAAAATTGTACAAGGTATCGGAGCTTTAACAGGCGGTAATTTTGTAACTAATCTTATTGCAAATGCTATAACTTCTAAAATCCTTGGCGGCAGTACAAAAGACGCTCTTATGTTTACTGCGCTCCAACAAGGTCTTGGCGGTCAGGGGCTTAATTTATTTGGCGGTCAAGAAGCAGCGCCACAACAGATTAATCTTCCTTCACCTCAGTCATATGCGACTAGCCCCATGATGGAGGCAGGAAGACTTGTTAATCCGGCAAATAAGATTGTAAACGCAGCAGGCGCAGCAAATAAAATTAATCCAGTTTTTACACAAGCAGATAATACGTTGGGTTACGCTAAATTTCTTGTGGATGCGGGATTAGTTAAGCCCGACAGTAAAATAGCAAATCTTTTAAATTCTCGTGTGGGAGAAGCTTTAGCAACTGGTCTTGGCTCTCAACTTTTAGACACCTTTAGTAGCGATGATCCCAGAGCAGGGAGAGGTTCTAGACCATTTGGTGGTGAAGGTGATATAAAAATTAATATACCGAATAAACTTGCTAACGGGGGCTATATTGACGGTCAGTATTTTCCAAGGCGTAACGGTGGTATAATGCCATCTGAAGGTTCGGGACAAAAAGATGATGTTCCTGCTATGTTAATGGCAGGTGAATTTGTTCTTACAAAAGACGCTGTAAAAGGTCTTGGCAACGGCGATTCAAATCGCGGGATTGAAAAAGCCTACTCTATGATGAATAAATTAGAAAATAAGGCGAACAATTATGAATGATAATGTAATTACGCAGGAAAATATAAAGCGCCGCCCGGAATACATTGAGCGTCTTGAAAAGGCTTTACTTAGCGGAATATTTGGTACAGAGACAGATGGAAATTTGTCTGGGGGTCTTCTTCAAGACCCTAACATGTTTGTAGTAGCTCCTTACAAACTAGCAGGTCAAACTGGTCGTGATCCCGCTACTGGTGCGATTACAGGTCTTGGCCTTGAAACATTTGCATCACAAGCGTTAATGCAAGACTCGAACAATGATGGCATTCCAGATTTCATAGGTCGTTATCAACCTTACTTTGATGTTGCAGGTGGAGCATCTACTGGTGGTATTGAATCATTAGGTCGTGGTCTTGGCGCGTTAGGTGAAGCAAAAACCTTCTTTGGCCCTGCTGCTCAATATGTGTCTGGTGGGCGTGGTATGTTTGACCCATCATCATATGTGACGCAATATATGAATCCATACACTGAAGAAGTTATTAATGAAACAATTGCTGACATTGAACGTCAAGGCAATGTGGCTCGTCAAAGAGCTTCTGCTGAGGCAGTTGGTCGTGGAGCATTTGGAGGTTCTCGCCAAGGCATTCAGGCTGCAGAAGTTGACCGTGCAATTTTAGACGCAAAAGCAAAAGCAACAGCAGATTTACGCGCAAGAAATTATGACCAAGCTCTTGCTGCATCATCTCAAGCTTATCAACAAGCAGCAACTCGTGATTTAGAAGCAGGTCGTTTACTTGGAGGTCTTGGTCAATCCGTTGGTCAACTTGGCACAGCATACGGCGGTTTGGGTGGTCAATATGGTACTTTAGCAGGCACAACCGCAGATATTGGTCGTGTATACTCAGCGTTACAACCTGCGGATCTTGCATTTATGACAGGCGTAGGCGAAGCAGAACGTATGTATCGTCAGCAGATGATAGATACAGCAAGACAAGAGTTCCAACGTCCGACAGAGCAAGCGTTGTTACCATATACATATGCGTATGGCGCATTATCTGGAACACCTTCAGCAGGTGTTTATTCAGATACTCAACAAAATTATTATGAGGCAACAAACCCATTCATCGGGGGTCTTGGAGCTTACACAACGCTCCAAGGTGTTAACCAAGCAGCGGCATAAGGCGAACAATTATGGCGAATGAACCTATTCGTAGCATGAAAAACCAAATGTACAATTACGGGATAGGCAGAGCTTTTGCCGACAATAGACCCGTGACCAGAGGTCAAATGGCAAGAGCAGCCATTCCAGAAAGCACTAGCTTACTTGATGAGATTAAAAGACTTCAAATGGCAGGTGGCTTGAGTGGTAGAAATAAATTAGTTACAAACAAAGCTTATACTTTACCTGCTTTTGCAGATTCTCTGCCTAATGATATATTTTCTGCAACGGAGGAAGTTGTTTCTACAGCTAAAGGAGCAAAAGCACCTGATGATTTTGTTCCTTTTGTGGTGCCTACAGAAGATCAAGAGGGCGTTGGTATCGTCCGTGGTGGGTCGGGAACATCTAAACAACAAACTGGAGAGATTTTTAAAACAGATGATAGTCGATTTGGAAGAGAAAAACCATTTGGAACAAGAGTAATTCCATCTGATCTTGTAGGCGGTAGAGGCGATCTTATTGAAAGTTTGACTGAACGTGCAGATTATCTTTCAGGAGTTGAAAAATCACTTGAAGAATCAAGAACAAAACAAGAAAAGAGTTTTGACCAACCAGATAAAGGAGATCCTGTCACTAATGCTTTTATGGCGGGAATGGATGAGTTTATAAAATCAGCCCGTGATACTAAGTCTCCAGACGCTACTGAAGTCAGAAATCTTGATGATTATAAAAGAGAATTTGCAGACGCAACAGGTTTAGATATCAGTGGCAAAGTGGACAAGAGCCAAGCTCTCATGGCGTTTGGTTTAGCCCTTATGCAAAACCGTGCAGGTAAAGGCTTCAACGTAGGTAAAATGCTACGAGAAGTTGGTAAAGCAGGTGAGGCAGCAATGCCAGAGCTAGATGCTGCACGAAAAGAAGCCAAAGCGAATGCAGCGGCTGCGGGTAAATATGCTTTAGATATGCGTTCTGCTGACCAAGAAAAAGCGACTGCAGCAGCTATGGCGGCACAACAGCGTGGTAAGTATTACATCATGCCTAAATCTGAAGGGCAAAGTGGATTTCTTTCTGTAATGGATGAAGCAAAATCAGAATTTTTAAATGCTACAGAGCTTAATGCATTGGTTACAAATCCTGAGTTTTCTCAACAGTATGATATAATTACTGCAGAAAGATTTGATGCAATTGTAGATAAAGTTGTTGAAGGTCCAGACTCACCTTATGCTAAAGAATTTATGACTGAAGTAAGTTTACTTGGCGATGAAGATGGAATTTCAAACCTATTTACTTTTAAAGTTCATAACGCAAGTCCGGGTAGTAATGCTCCTAGTATATTAGTAAATGCTAGTAAAGAAAAACAAGTTGCAAATGCACTTGGCGCTGCTTTAAGAGATCTTGACGCAGCAGAAGATGAATTTGCAAAAATGATTGCTTACATTGATGACGGCGAAGCAGACATACCATCTCAAATTAAAAGTGGTTTTTTACAACTTCTTGATAGATTTGGTTTTGACATAGATAGTAATGATCCAACTGCACAACTTGAAAAGTTTCTAACTAGATTCCAAGCAGAAAACGCTTCTGACATTTTAGGTGAATCAGGTAAAACTCTTTCAGATACAGACCGTAAATTAGTTGCGGAAATTGTTGGAGAACTACCAACTCTATTAAAAGGTTCTGAAGACACTTTAAGAGCTAGACTTGTAGAAATGAAAGAAAGAGTCATAGATAAATATCGTAGGAGAGTAATTGATGGGTATGCGACTTTAGATCTTTACACGCCAAAAAGTGATTATAGCAGTCTTTATCTTGATGGTCCTGATTGGTCGCCAGAAAAAGAAGAACTTTTAATGGAATTAAGAAAAACACAAGGGGCTAAAGCTTAATGGATAAGCAACAAGAACTCCTTATTAGACAATTACTTGCACAACCTGAAAATTTAGACAGAAACCAAGAACTTCTTCTTCGTCAAGCACTTGATGGTCGAATAGATGCAGATAAGGCTTTTGGCGAAATCTACATGAGAAATTTAAAGTCACCTAAAAGTTTTGAAGAGAAAATCTTAGAAGCTCGTGGTAAATCTTTGGCTGAAGAAAATCGTTTTGATCGTAAAAGCGGTATAAAAAATGCAAAACTACGGTCTTCTCTAGGTGCAGCGGAAACCAAAGAAGAAGAAGATAGTATTCTATATAAGTTTGGCTTGACACAATCAGACTTTATTCGAGACAGGCGTGGTAACTTAGCTCTTACTCCTGAAGGAGCCACTAAATTTGGTGTGAAGACAGATCGCAACATTGTGATTGATGAAGAGGGCTTCAGTCGTTACGATCTAGCAGATTTAGCAGCAATAGCTCCAGAGTTTAGTGGTGCGGTTGCAGGCGCAGTTGCAGGTCAGACACTTATTCCTATTCCGATTCTTGGCGCAATGATTGGCGCAGGGTTAGGCGGTGCAGGAGGTTCTTTGCTTGAAGAGGGCATAGAAGGTTTAGCAGGTGTTTCTAAACAGACCGCAGGAGAAATAGCTAGAGATGCAATAATAGAGGGTGGAATTTCAGCCCTTGGTGAAGGTGTCGTAGGAGGAGTTGCCAGAGGCTTTAATTTTCTTAGAGCAGGTCAAAAAAGTAAAGCAGATGAAGATACAATACGCGCTGTAGGTTTGGGGCGTGAAGAATTTGGTATTACGGCTGATCCGGGTCGTTCTGGCTTTAATCCACTTTTGGCTCGTATGTTTGCCACAGGTGAAAAAATATTTGGTGGCTCTCCCCGCACATACAAAAACAATCAAGCGATTCAGAATGTTTTAAAAGAGTTTAGAGACCAAGGCGGCGATATTGATCCAAACAGACTTGGTGAAGCTTTATTTAACGCACGATCAACTGGACAAAAAATGTTGAGCGATGATGTTATAGATGCCCAGAAGAATGTATTGAAACAGTTTCAGTTTGTTGCAGATGATTTAGGCAGAGCGTCTAAGGCTGATGTAAAAGCAATTAACGCAGATTTGTATGACGCTTGGAAAAATGCATATACAGATTTTCAATCTCTTGCTGCAGCAAAATTTTCTTCTATTGACGATGCAGTAAGAAGTGCTGCAGGAGATGCTAATATTGTTCCCATAAAAGACATCAAAGACTTTACTAAAACTAACAGAGAAAGATTTAAAGGTGCTATTTTAACCGATAGCACAGGCACGACAGTTACAGCTTTAAGTAGTTTATCTGCATTAGGAAGAGGCAATAGAGCGTCTTTTGCGCAGCTTTATAATGCGCGTAAAAGTTTAAACGATTTTATAGCGGAATTTCCTAAAAAAGAAACCCTTCAAAGATATGGTAATGATCTGCTTAAAATGTTGGATAACAAATTAGAGTATACAAACATTGAAGACGCAGTTGCTAACGCAGGAAAAACCGTAGATAGTGCAGGAGCAGATTTACTTGTTCAAGCTGCAAAAGATATTCCAGATGCTAGAAATTTTTATAGAGAAGGAATGACTCGTTGGGGCGAAGTTTCTAATATTGCAAATTTAAATCAATTAAGAAGAGAAGTAAAAGGTCTCGGCAGAGCAAATCCTGCAGGCATGATGGATCGTTTAGTTAAAAATAATAATCCAGATCTATTAAAACGTGCAGAAGAAATGCTTGGAGATAGTTGGAATAATTTAAAAGGCAGAATAGCGGGTGAATGGATTCGCAAGAACATTGGTAATTCTGTAAATGATTTAGATCCCAATAACTTCCAAGCACGTTCTTTCCGTACCAAGGTAGATAATTTAGGATCAACTGGCGAAGAATTGTTCGGGTCTAGTCAATATAATCAATTAAAAAAATTAGCCCGTCAAATGGAAGCAACTAATCTTAAAACCACTGATGAAGCTGTTATAAGCCGAATAAGTGCTTTGGTTGATGCAGATGAACCTACGATTGGGCTTTTAAAAGGACTGCGAGATACTCAAAAACAATTATATGAGTTTGAAAAGGATCGTGTTTTATCAAAGCTAGATAGTGGTGATTTAGATGAAGTTGCTGCAGCAAACTTAATTACAAGTCCAAGCACAAGCCCAACAACAATAAGAAAGTTATCAAAGTATTTTGATAGCCCAGAGGTCGATAGAAAGTTTCGTAGCGTTTATATGGAAAACCTTATTGGTGACTTTGGCGAGAAGTTTGTTTCAGAACCCGGCAAGATGACTGAGTTTGGAACAAGGTTAATCAAGGAAGCAGACTCTGGTAGATTGAAAGAATTGTTTGGAGAAGAGATGGCGGGGCGTATGCGCCGCTTTGGAGAAACGCTTACGTTCAATGCTAAAACTGCAGATGGTGGTGGAATTGTTGCGGCTCACGTTGCAATGTCACCTTTACAAAATTTAGATAAGTTAGCAAAGTTTGGCTTGTTTACTAGAATGATGTCTACTGATTTGTTTTATAAAAATTTAGATCAACAGTATCGCGCCCTTACTGGAAGAGCGAGTGTAAAAGATAAGGCAAACACTTTTGGTAGATTGTTTGCAGACTCCATATCAAAAGCTATAGCTCAAACTGGAGCGCAAGCTGTTGATGAATCGACATCCAATGCAAGACGCACAGCAGAAAACTTGCTTGAAAGCACATTAGAAGAGAACAGGCCACAGGCAACACCAACAGCTTCTCCAACACCGCCCCCAACGCCAAGGCCAATGAGAACTCCAGTGCCTACAGTTAGCCCGACGTTAAACGTGGCTCCTCAACCAACGCAGCCTCAAGACATACTTGGTCAGATCCGTCAGAGAGCAATTGAAAAGAGAAACATACGCCAGAGGGCAAGAGAAAACCCCGCAATAGCAGCTACACTATTAGGGGGTCTTGGAAGCGCAGGGCTTCTTTAGTCTTCCATGACTGCAGATAAACCGCCAACGTATTCTTTTTTTCTAAGCTTGGCAGGTAAATCTGCTTTCTTCAGTTCTCTCATTCTGTATTCTTCATCGACTAACAGAGCTAATTGTTGTGAAATGTTTCGGCGCTCTTCGTGTGCAAGATGAACAATCTTTTCATAAGTGTCGATACCGACACCTATTGACTTGTATTTAGATGGTTTAGGCACTAGCATAACTCCCATAATGTTCTCGAAACCAACATATAATCCCAAACTAAAAAGGTCAAGACCCAAGTACGGTAATAAGAAAACTGTGGTTGACGGAATAAAGTTTGACTCTAAATGGGAATCACAACGTTATCTTTATCTGAAGTCTTTAGAAAAAGCAGGTCGAGTAAAGAATTTAGAACTACAGCCGAAGTTCATTATCTCTATAAACGGACAAAAGATCTGCACATACATAGCCGACTTTAAGTATGACAAGGAAGATAAAGACGGTGTTTGGGAACATGTGATCGAAGACGCAAAAGGTGTGGAAACCCCTGAATTTAAACTAAAAAAGAAGCTTATGAAAGCTGTTCATAACATTAATATTTATCTTTCTAAAAAAAATAGTTGACAAAGATCCCATACTTTTCTAAGTTTAAGACTCTAGAAATAAAGAAAGTATTATTATGAACAGCACAGAACTTTTCGTTGCTCGAGAAGAACTCAAAGAGCAAATAAACACGCTTAAGAGTGATCTCAAGAACATTGAATTACAAATCAAAGATATGTTTTACGACCAAGCCCGTGATGCTTTACGGGCAGACGGTAAAGACTTTGGTACCGCACATATGATTGCAG